ATGTAAATGTCCAGTGAGAACGTTGAAAACGTCTGGGCGACGCATCGTATATTGTCGATGTGACTGAAAATAGTACACATCTGATGTATCTACTTTTTAGACCTTCACCTCCGGTGGAAGGGCGAAGGAGATAGAAAAGTGGGGCTGTGGTCACACTATAGGGACTGGTTTCTAGATACGAAGGGAGGTCTAAATTGACCGCTGGCGCTACGGGGCGAGGTATTATAGACCCCGTTCTACTCCTTTGGCCCATGGCCTACAAGAAATCGAGTAAGAAACAACGTTCGAGCAAGATTGAACCATCCGTGATGACAATGACATTTCCTACACCTGACACTGTAGGTGGTCGTTATTACATTGATTTGTCTCAATGTGCTAGTTTGTTGAATCGTCGATTCTATCGTCAGGGCTTAAATTGGGCTGTTGCCGGAATTAAGGTTATATCAACAAAGGCCGGAACCTTTTCCGTTGCTAAGTTACCAAACACTTGGGTTATGTCCAATGCTTGGGAAAAATCTATGAGGACTTGGATGAAGATGAATAATGCGGCTTTGGCTGAAACTGCATCGGTTCGTCCACGGTTTTTAGATTTCAAGGTTTACGCCGATGCTGAACATCACCAATTAGGTTATGGTGCGAATTTATTGCCAGTGTCGTATGCTGGCGTTATAGCGGATCCTGGGGAATGGGAATCCTCGAAAATTGTTGTTCCACTTACAGATGGAACTGACAATGCTTTTTCTCGAGAATTGATTGCTGTTGGAGCAAATTATCCAGGGAATTCAGCTGTTACTGGTTTGAATGCTTTATCATTAATTGAGGGATATGCAGCTTCACGTGGTCTGCCTAATATTGCTGACCCTAATGTTCCTGATGATGCTTCAGACGTGAACGGTAATGCTCCGCAGAACTGGATGCAAGCAGTTTTTAATGAAGGAACTGATCAAGACTCACATGTTCTTGATGATCTGATTGCTGAAAACAATCAAGCACCTTATCCATTTGAGAATGATGGTGCTAATTTGGATACTATGTATCCCGGTGGTGCAACCCAATTGTCCGGATTAGAGTGGCATGATATCGTAACACTTTACGAATCTAACCTTACTAATGGCGTTGGAAATCAACGTGTTAAAGGCGGTAACTTTCCTTGTGGAATTATTGCTTTTACTTGGACTCCTGATTCACCTGCTAATGTAGTGTTACAGGTGGATTTGATACCGGGTAGTCATCGTGGCTACCTTTGTGAACCAATGACGGAGATGTGAAGATTATGAATGCGGCTCCAGAAATTATTGAAACTGTTAAGCCTGTTCTTACTGCAGGTTCTATGTTAAACCATCTGAAAAATAATCGACTCGAGTATCTTCTTGGAGTCGGTCTTCTCCACCTTCTTGGTGTGTCAGATGCCGTAATCACTAGAGTGTCAGGAGTGTGCTTCTGATGGCTTACAATTATGGAAAGTCTTTCAAGAAAGACGGAAAAATGGTCCGATACCGTTACACGGATAAGGATCCTAAATCTAAAAAATTAGTAGGTGTTCCTGCTAAGAAAAAAAACACACGTAGAAAAACAACGAAGTGAATAACGTGTGTCCTAAATGTTCCTCGAACAAAGTTAATGTTGTGATGGTCGATGACCATGAATTCGAACGTCCCATCTTTCACCATACTTGTGAACGGTGCGACCAGGAGTGGGTTGAATGACTTCATATTTTGAAATAGCAGGTGAGATTTTTGAATCCGGCGTAGTTGCCGAACCTCAGACATTTCAATCGTTGATTCCTACCTTGAAGAAAGAATCCGAAAGACTGATCGCTGACATCAGGGCAGGCCCTAAATCTTCTCTATCCGGTGACGGACGTGGAAGTTTGGTTACACATTGGTTACGTTCGGTTGCGTACCCATTCGAGAGAACTATTGAGGAACCTGAAGGATTACTTGGATTCCCAATATTTGGTGTTAAAGTTCAGCTTGAACTTATTGAAAAGCATTATGAGTATTTCATCAAGGGCGAAGACCCTTGGGATTGATATAGTTCGTGTATACACCGTGTATACATGGCGAAACTATATTGGCGAGTAAAGCGAGACGGGAAGTGGACATTTGTGGCCGCTACTAGGAAAAACACTGAATCTGACATTCGATGTTGTCAAACTGAATACCTTGTGTATTCGAATGTTGAGGTGTTGGAATGAAGATTACACGCTGTATTAATTGCGGGTTTGATTACTGTGGGTGCTGGAGATGACACAAATGTGTTATGTCTGCCACAATGTATTCAAAAAATACAAAACGACAGAGCATGTTGTACCTTGGTTATGCATCTGTCAGAAACAGTTTGAAGTGAAACGATCTGTTCAACAATTGATAGGTCATCAATGTAAATGTCCAGTGAGAACGTTGAAAACGTCTGGGCGACGCATCGTATATTGTCGATGTGACTGAAAATAGTACACATCTGATGTATCTACTTTTTAGACCTTCACCTCCGGTGGAAGGGCGAAG